GACAGCAAAACGCCTGTCGTACAGATAGGTGACCACATGTTCTATCGCTGGGATTAGTGCTTGACTGTGCGTATCCTTTGTGATACAACGTAATCCTCAGTTGCCAATATGAAAGGAGACAACTCTATGACTGAACTAGAGCGTCGGTTCAACCGATTTGATGAAGACAACCCGCATGTATGGGAATTGTTTGTGAAATATACAAATGATGTAATTCGTGCGGGTAAAAAGAACTATAGTTCAAAGGCTATCTTTGAGCGTATCCGGTGGCATACCGACATTGAAACACAGTCTGATGTGAAGTTTAAGCTGTCAAATAATCACACAGCATACTATGCACGTAAGTATATGGATGCCTTCCCAGAGAAAGAGGGTTTCTTCCGTACCAAAAAAGTGAAAGGAGAGTAACCATGCCATTTGATTCACCTATCCTTACAGCAGAGGAACTGCTGCCAGAAAACCTGAACTTCCCTGTAGAGTTTGAGCCTACCAAAGTTGCAGACAAGAAGTATGTCATCAACGGTAAGACAGGCGACTACCTTGGTGTCGTTGGTGACACGTTCAACTGTGCTGACCATAGTGACTTCTTTGTACGTGTTCATGACGCTATCACGGAGAACCTTGGCGAAGCTGAGTGCGAAAGCATGAACTTCCGCTGGAAGGTTGCACGTAATAATGCTTGGGCCATGATGGACATGTCGCTGCCAGAAGTGACTGCACGTATTGAGTCAGACAAGCACACGACTACGATTGCACAGCGTATCATTGCCCTGCATGGCATAGATGGTAGTTGCTCTAATCAAGTCTACTTTGGTGCCATCGACTTCTTCTGCACCAACGGTATGATTGTCGGTGAGTATGACGACATCCGCAGGAAGAACACCAGCGGGTTTGACATGGATAAGTTCATCAAGGAACTGAAAGGTTCGACACAGGCATTCTATGCTCAGTCTGAGAGGCTGCAACAGTTCGCAACCAAGACACTGTATGTCGGTGATGTGAAAGCCATGCTTGAATCCCTGCTCAAGTCAGACCGTAATGCAGAGAAGATGCTTAACCTGTACCAGCAGGAAGCTGCTGTTCGTGGGCAGAATGCTTGGGCATTGTACAGTGCGTTCACGAACTACGCCAGCTATGCTGACGAGCGTAATGGTTTCGGGCTGCGTAACACTGGCAAGGATACCAACGCCATCACGATGTTTCGTCGTGAGAATCAGGCTGCACAGTGGGTGAACAGCACAGAGTTCAAGGAGTTGTTAGCAGCATGAACAATACAGATGATATGAAATACCCTACGCTATGGTCTTGTATCTGGTACAAAGAAGGCAGTAAACTTTTCTCTAGGAGAGAAATCCTAGAGAACGTAGAGCAGCACCTTGATGATTACCACCCGGACTCAAAGTTCAGGTGGTGGTTCTTCTGGTTATACCTCGATGTCTGGGACTTCTTCATGTGCCTAGACCTGATTAAGATGGGTAAGGGGCCATACAAAAGCCTACATTCAGACGTGAGATGGGGGTATTGGGAATACGTGTTTGTGTTTGGGATACGGAATCCCATCATATGTATGTGCTTGTCTCTGCTTAATTTCATCAAGTATAAAGTGTTGCGTATGCAATACGTAGACCCTCACCTTGGTTGTTATAGCTACCCAAATTGTGACGAGTCACCTATGGGATGTCGTCATGTGATGGGCGACGAGGCGGAACCATATGGACACAGAGACTAGGAGAAACACATGAAGACAGTTGAAGATTTAGTATTGACATACTATTCTTCCAACGATTTCAGTATGTTGAGGGACAAGACTAAGAAGGACTATCAATACTTCCTCAACATACTGGTCGGTGAGTTTGGGTCTGTTGAGTACGACAAGCTGTCGAGCAAGCAAGCCAAACACGCATACGAAGAATGGGTGAAGCGTGGCATCACGTTTGCCAATCACGTATGCACTGTGTCGTCGTTGCTGTACCGCTACGCCATCGACATGGAGTATGCGTTGGTCAATCCGTTTGCCAACATCAAACGCAAGACTGCACCACAACGTAAGGTGGTGTGGTCAGAAGACAACGTGCGTCAATTTCTTGACACTGCCTATGGGCAGTTTGAGTGGCGCAGCATTGGGCTGATTATTCACATGGCATATGAATGGTGCCAGCGGCTGGGTGACATGCGTCTGCTGCAATGGGACAACCTCGACATGGATGACAGGAAGCTGTACCTTGAGCAGAGCAAGCGTAGGGCAGAAGTATGTCTGCCAATCGAAGATGACCTGTACGAGATGCTTGTACAGCAGCAGGAAGACTTCGGCTTTCAAGCCTACGTGGCACCCCGTGTGTTGCCTGTTGGTGGTAAGTATCATCCATACAGCTTAGAGCGTCTCAGCAAGGCTGGTAGGGCCGTTATGAGGGAAGCTAATCTGCCGGAAGAGTTACGACTGATGGACTTGCGTAGGACAGGCACAACACAGATGGTCGAGGCCGGTGTACCTATGGGACAAATCATGTCTGTGACTGGACACAGTAACCCGCAGTCAGTGAAGCCTTACATGAGAAATACGTATGCCAGTGCAAATAGTGCATTGACAGCACGTAAATCACATGGTAAAAGCACCTAACTGCCGCAAAGGAAAGTGATATATACATGGATAATATATATAACATTGTAAGTGATATGGATGTGCCTGTAGGTACAACTAAGCGTACAACATGCCCCAACTGTGGGGAGCGTACATTCACAGTCACTAACAACATGGGTTCTCTTGTGTGGAATTGTTTCCGTGCTACTTGTGGACTCAAGGGTGGAACACGTGTCCGTATGAGTGCAGATGATATTCGTGCTGGCTTTGCTGGTGCCGATGACTTCGCCAAGCAGGAAGTGTTCAAGCTACCCGACTACATCGTGCCACATGATTGGAACGTGGCAGAGATTGCGTGGGAATTGTATGGATTGGATGCAGAGGAACTTGGCCTGATGTATGATGTAAAGGAACATCGTATGGTGTTTCCCATCAGACACGAAGGCAAGATTGTGGACGCCACTGGGCGTTCATTAGGTAAGCGTCTACCTAAATGGAGACGGTATGGAAAAAGTGGCTTGCCATACACATCAGGGTGTGGTAAAGTCGCCGTTGTTGTTGAGGACTGCTTGAGTGCAGCCGTTGTTGGTTACGGCACCTTTGTCGGGGTTGCGCTTCTAGGCACGTCTTTGCAAGAGTCGCATAAAAGGTATCTCTCGCAGTTCTCAACAGCCATCATTGCGCTAGACCCCGATGCGCTACCAAAGACCTTGCAGATGGCAAAGGAACTACGAGGACATGTCAACGATGTTCGTGTCCTCAGACTAACCGACGACTTGAAATATCGTAACCCGACAGATATGGAGAACCTTCATGGAATTATCAATCATTAGAAGCCTGATGGACAAGTCATTCTACGATGACCATCGTGGCTCAAAATGTCCGCAGCGTCTGTTCAGTAAGGACGTGCGGAAGATTAAGCAGTCGATTGACACTGCTATGGACAGGTATGAGCGTAGCGTCACACCAGATGAAATCGAAGCCCTGTTCATGTCGGATAACCCGACACTGACTACTGCGCAGAAGCAAGCATACACCAGCCTCTTCTCGCAGATTAAGCGTGAAGAGCCTATGGGCAGTGATGTGGCACAGGAAGTGCTGTCCAAGCTGTTCCAGCAGGTAGTGGGTGAGGACGTAGCAAACATTGGCTTTGATATGGTCAATGGTGATGCGGCCAGCCTTGAGGCTCTGCGGAACCTGCTTGAGCGTTACGGTGATGACTTCATCCCCAACCTCAATATTGAGTGGGATGATATCACCATTGAGACACTCATGGCGAAGGCTGAACTGGAAGCACGTTGGACGTTCAACATTCCAAGTGTGACACGTAAGGTCGAGGGTGTGTCTGGCGGTCAGCTTATCGAAGTTGGCGCACGGCCTAACACTGGCAAGACATCCTTCCACGCCAGCTTGATTGCTGCTCCGGGTGGCTTTGCCCATCAGGGTGCCAAGTGNATCATCTTGTGTAACGAGGAACCTACACACCGTGTNGGTGCCAGATACTTGACTGCTGCCGCTGGCATGACAGCCCGTGAGGTGCGGGACAACATGTCAAAGGCACAGGCACTGTATCAGCCTGTGATGAACAACATCAAGATTAAGGAAGCAGGTGGCAGGGACATGGCGTGGGTAGAGTCTGTGTGCAAGTC